TCAGAAATCGTAAAGGCACTCGGCCTTGACGACACCACCACCAAGACCGCGCTGGCGGAGGCAAAAGAGGAGCTCGAACTCCTAAAGGCCGACCTCGCTGCAGTCAAGGAGATGGCAGTACCAGGTGGCCCAAGCCTGCGCATGTCGCAGAACCAAGCCACCAAATCAGCCCAGGTTGACCAACTGCGCGCAGAGGCGGATCGCTACCGTCGCACCGCTTCGCAGGTAATCGACACCGGACTTCGCAACGCCTACGTCGAAAAGGCTCTCAAGTTAGAGCAAGACGCAGACGCAATCGCGAAGAACTAGCAGTACCCCTAAACCCACTACCCATCTCATAGGAGAGAAAAATCATGGCAATTACTGCCCCCTCCATTGACGAACTCTTTGGCGGACTGCCAAAGGAACAGCGCCTAGACCGCTTCGAGGCTTACAAGTCGGCTTTGTCCGCTTGCCAGACTCGTGGCCGTGTAGAAGCAGCTCGAGGCGAAGCCTCATTTGAGCGCGGCGTTGGAATCGTCAAGTCTGCTGGCGCACGTCTTCGTGACGACCTCAGCAAGTCCGTATCCGCCGACCAGTTGGCCGCCGTTGAGTCTGCACTCGCCGGTACTGACATCGTCAAGGAATGGACCCTTACAAACCCACTTTCGGGTGCTCCATACACCAACATCGGTTTGGTTCCCTACGACCTCCAGCCAGCATTGGAAATGCTCGTTCCGAAGACTTTCATTCTTCGCAACAGCATCGCCCGCGTTGGTGCAGTTGGTCAGGCTTTGGAATTCCGTCGAATCCTCGGTGTTTCTAACTCCCGCACCGGCGGCGTTGGCAACCTGAACACATTCTTCAACTCCAACACCAACACCCAGTCATTCAACGGTGTCACTCTTAACCGTCCTAACCTCATCTCATACGCGGCTGACCGTATCGTTAAGCCTTTCGTTGAGCAGGGTATCTCGGACTCCGTGAGCCTCCAGGCTGAGTTCGCTGGTAAGGGCTACGCTGACCTCCGTCAGTTGAGCCACACCGCCGCGATCTGGTCACACATGCTCGGTGAAGAGAACAACATGCTGAACGCAGTTTCGACTGCTCTGCCTGTTAGCACCTCAACTGCCACCATCGCGCTTGACGCAACCGTTTCCGGTTCAGGCTTGCCCGCTGGTTCAGTTTCGGCTCAGTACATCACATTCCAGAGCGCCGCTGGCGAATCACAGGCCATCGTGCCTAGCGGTTCAGTCACCGCAGTTGCCGGTCAAGGAATCAAGGTTTCGGCCTTGGCAAACGTTCCTGCTGGTTGCATCGGAATCAACGTGTACGTCACCATCAGCTCAGTTTCATACAAGGGCTTCACTCCTGTTAACGCTGTAGGCGCAAGCCCAGCCATCTTCTCAGTAGTGACCGCTTTGCCATCGACCTCAGCCGACAACGGCTCTGCCAACGGAAACGTTTTCGGCGGAACCACCCTCGGAACCTCAGGCTACGACGGCTTTGTTTCAGAGTTGACCAACCCTACCTACTCGGGATACATCAACGCCCTCAACGGCACGTTGTCGACCTCCGAGCCTGGTGGAGACTTCCAGTCGGCTTTCGTCTCGCTGTTCAACAGCGTTCAGGCTGACCCCGACTGGATCTTGACCACGGCTGCAGTTCGCCGCGAGTTGAGCAAGACCATTCAGAGCAACGCTTCAACTCAGGGCTACCGCCTCACGTTGGAGAGCGGCGCTGACGGCGTAGGCATCGGTTCAGTAGTTGGCGCTATCGCTAACGAAGCCACCGGAAAGCTCGTGGACGTAATGGCCCACCGCTTCATGCCTGCTGGTGTTGCAGTCATCCACTCCACTCAGTTGCCTTTCCCTGACTCTGGTGTTTCCACCACCGTCACGGCAAACAACGTTGTTGACCAGATGGTCATCGAGTGGCCACAGATTGGCATGTCGTACGACCTGTCGACCTACACCTACGGTACGCTTGCGTTCCACGCTCCAGCGTGGTCCGGAATCATCACCGGAATCCTCTAAACAGAGGACTCACTCGCTAGTGAATAACTAGCCATCGCGGGTTGAGCCGGTCAGAGTTTCCCCTTTCTCCTGACCGGCTCCCCGCCACTTCGCAAAGGGAGCATTAAATGAAAATCCTCGGTTCAAACCCAGGTCTCCAAGAAATCCAACTCGGAGAAGACGGCCCAATCAAGAAGCGCGACAAGGACGGCACGTTCCACGTCGACGACGCATTGGGCAAGAAACTCGTCAAGACTGGCGACTACGCAGCCACCGGAACCACGTTCCGAGGCGCTAGAGGCTACGTCTGCAATTCGTGCTACTTCACATCGCTCTTCCGTGACAAATGCGGTAAGTGCGGTTCAACAGATCTAACGCCAGAGGAATAAGTCATGCCAGGAGTAGTCGCACCGTTTATCAAGACCGAGGGAATCATCTCCCCCTACGTCAGCGTGACTGAGGTTCTTAACTCGGCCACAGCCGCTTCGGTGGACTTCACCAACCTTGTTCCAAACGCCAGCCTCAACGCTCAGACCGCCGCTCTCCAAGACCTCATCGTCAAGGCGTCAGCCAAGGCTGACAACTACTGCCTCGGAGCCTTGGGAACACTCTGCGCCACGGTCAACACCGAAAACGGTCGCTACTCAGCCAACCGCCTCGGGCAGTTCGTTATTCAGCCCTACTTTTGGCCCATCCTCGAGCTCAAGTCTTTCGAGTTCGGCTATGCGCCAGGGTCGGGCATGAACAACGTTCCACTCAACGACTCGAACACCTCGATTGAGCGTTATCAGTTCATCATCACCAACCAGTACGGCCTGAGCCAAGCCACCTCTATTGGCGGACTCAACATGGTCGGAGGCGCGTGGGGTGCAGGTCAGATGCAGTTCTGCCAGTACACCTACGTCAACGGTTTTGCCAACACATTCACCTCAGCCGCGATTACCGCAGGGGACACCTCGCTGACTGTTGACTCAGCCGTTGGCCTCTACGCTGGCATGACCGTCACCATCTGGGACGGAGCCAAGGACGAGCAGTTCGTCATCTCAAGCTCATGGGACGGCACTAGCCTCACCATCCCCACAGTCAGTCCGTTGATCTACAGCCACACCACGGACACCAACGTCTCGACCATGCCCTCTACCGTCAAGCAAGCGGTCATCCACTTCATCGTGGCTATGGCTAAAGAGCGCGGAGCCGGTGGACTGGTCATCAACGAGATGGGCGAGCCAGTCGGAACCAGCAGTCGCACCACCACCCAAGAGTACGACGAAGCAGCCGGTTATGACCTGCTCGATGACTTCATCCAAGTCTGGGGTCGTGCGTAATGTCTCGGGCCACAGTCCGTCAGGCGATTACTACCTACCTGGAGAACGCCGACATCGAGTACCTAACCAGCGTGAAGCCGTTCCCACCCAAACTGACTTTGGAGGGCGAGTTCTACAACGGTGCTGACCCTAACCACACCTCGGGTTGCATCATCTTTTTATGGATTGAAACCGAGCGCGAAAACCGCATTGCTCTAGGTGGAGCGCACAATGGTCGCAAGGTCGTGGAATACTCGTTTATCCTCGATTGCTACTTTAGATCCGTTGAGCCTCAGGCCGAAGACGCCGCAGCTCAGAACGAAGCCTTTCTCGACAGCCTCATCGCAGCCATCCGCGCAGACCGAAACGCCGGTGCGCCTGGAGTGGTCTTTGTATGGGGAGAGGGTCCACACCCACAAGGCAACGGCCCCGACATCGAGGTCACTTCGTATTACCCGCGCAACCTCAAAGCAGGTTCGCAACTCACCCAAACCTATTCCAACATCCGCGTAATGGTGCTGGAAGAAATCGACTCATAAGGAGCATCATGGCTAAGTTCACATTCAACGGTGACGAGACTCTCATCTATTCCGACATCGACGGCGCAAGCCTCGAGGCCGTACCAGGTGAGACTTACGACATCAGCGAAGCACCCGACGCTCGTTGGAGTGGCTTCACCGCCCCCACGACCGTAGACACCCCTGTAGAGCCCACAGAAGCCCCTGTAGAGCCCGCAAACCCAACCGCCTAACCCAACCCCCACAACCCAAAGGAGCGCCTTAAATGGCCTTTTTAGTAGCCAACAGTTATCTCGGACTCATCCAAGAGGCAACCCGAGGAACCACCCCTGCCGGTACGCCGGTCTACATCCCTGTCTTCTCGCCACAGGTGACTCCAATGCAGACGTTCTTGCGCGACGAGGCTTTGCGTGGATCACCAACGGTTGTTTATGACCAGGTGCAAGGTGTCCGTCACGATGAGTACGACGCGAAGTTCTACCTCTACGCTGACACATTCCCTTGGTTAGTGACCTCAGTCCTCGGTGGAAACGACACCATCTCCGGTGCTGGTCCGTACACCCACGTCATCAAGTTGTACAACAACGCCGCGAACGGTTCACAGCCCAAGTCATTTACCATCATGGACTTTGACGGTGCGAACTACTTCACCATGACCGGCGCTCAGGCCGACAGCCTTGGCATCACCTTTGGAGCCGAAGCCGCAGCCGAAGCGACTGTCAAGTTCTTCGCTAACCCTTACACCTCAGCCACCAGCGCCCCAAGCCCATTCACGAGCTTGAGCCTTTCGACTGAGCACATGATTCCTGCTTGGGACACCACCATCTCAGTTGGCGGAACCACCTACAACTACATCTCAACTGGTGAGTTGACCTTGGCTCGCAAGACTGCCCCAATCTTCACGATGGGTACTCAGGCTCCTCACGTCAACTTCGCAGGACCTCTCGAAGTGACCGGAAAGTTCACCGCAGTAGTCGACAGCAACGCCGACACCTGGTCAACTGGATCTAGCGCCTACGCTTTGACCCGCTCACCTCAGGCTGTTGTAATCACGATGACCGACCCTAACGACACCGGACACTCGTTCTCAGTCACCATGACTAGCGTTCAGTTCCAAGACGTTAAGCGCACCCGCGGTAAGGAATACACCGAGGTTGAAGTATCATTTACGGCAAACGCCAACGCTACGGACGCTTCGACTGGCTACAGCCCAATCGCAACGACCACTATCAACGGCGTTTCAACCGCGTACCAAACCGGCTACTAAGCCACCTAGAAAGGGGACACAATGCCACTCATCGAACTACCAAACGGCCAGAGCGCAGTCATCAAGAACCGAGAGGAAATCACCGAGCGTCAATCTCGCGTGGTCTCCAAGGCGTATCTTCGAGCTGCGACCTCAGCCGTCAAACTCGCTGAACTCGGCTTCGATGACAAGAACCCTGGCACATGGGGAGTCATTGGCAATCTATCGGAAGAGGACCAAGAGGGTCTCACGGCGTATCAGGCTGCGTTAATCGTTGCCATGGTTTCATCGTGGACCCTCGGGGACCTCCCGACTGACGACTCGGTTCTAGATCTACCCAAAGCCACCTTTGACCAACTATCAGAGGCTTGCGCTGATGAGTACAACCGCACTCAAGAGTTCGGACCCGATGGAGTCAAAGACCCAAAAGCGCCTATCGCCGACTGAATCGGTTAGCGGAGGCACTTAGAGGCAAAGAAGTCGAACCCGACCCCGAACTGTTTGCGCTATGGCGTGAGTATCAGTTCAGGACAAAGTTCGGCGTCACCCATGAGCAGTATCTCGACGAGCCGGTCTACATCGTTGAGTGGATGACTGCCCTGGACAACTTAAACTCGGAGCTCTCAAATGGCTAGTTCAGTCGGCGTGAAAATTGAAGTAGATGACAAACTCTTCATCGCCAAAATTGCTGACATTGAAGCCGCATCCCTAGAAGCCGCTCGACTATTCGTGACCCAAGGCGGTCTGATGCTCGAAGCGAACGTCAAGGCCGAGGGGTTTAACCCACGTCCTGCTGGCTCTCAGCGCGTATCTAAGTCAGGCCGAACCTACTACGTCGGACCAGCGACACCCCCTAAGCCCACTCAGCGCACCGGCAACCTCCGCAACTCTTTTGTCTATCGCAACACCCAGCGCACCGCTACCGGCTACAAGTCGGAAACCGGAACCTACATTAAGTACGCGCCCTATGTCGACTACGGCACATCGCGTTCTCGCAAGTTCCCATTCGCCGAAGATGGCGTGGCCCGCATTCTGCCCCGCCTGAATAACCTCGCACAAGAACTCTTTAGAAAGGCACAAGACGCCTAATGGATCTAAGCAAAGTAATCGTCACCCTCTTTGCCGAAACCAAAGAGTACATGGAGAAGATGGACAAAGCCGAGGGCAAGATGCTCGGCTTCGGCGCATCCGCTGACGCTTCCTCATCCAAACTGACCAACTTTGCCAACAAAGCCTCAACCGCCATGATTGGCTTCGGCATCGCTGCGGTGGGCTATGGAGTCGACGCGGCCATCAAGTTTAACGAGGCTTTGGACGCGGTCAAGAACCAGTCCAACCTCACCGACCAGCAACTGGGTGTTCTTCGTCAGCACATTATCGACACCTCGAACCTGACCGGTCAGAGCGCCGACAACCTCGCTAATGCTTCGCTACTAATCGCCCAGGCTGGCATTACTGGTCAAAAGGGCTTCGACCTGATGAACGCCGCGGCTAAGGCTGCAGTCATCACGAACGCCGACCTGACCACGGTCACTCAAACCCTAATCTCAGCTCAGACCTTGCAGGTTGCTAAGGGCCTTAGTGTTGCCGACCTCACCGGCAAACTCGTCGCTGGATCTAAAGACTTTGTGGGCGGTCTCGCGGCTGAAGAGCAGATGCTCTCGGGTCGCGTTGGAGTAGCCCTCGCTAACTACGGCCTCAAGCTCGACCAAATCATCCCCCTGGGTGCAGAGTTCGCCAAGGTCGGACTCCCCTCGCGCTCGGTGGCTTCGTTCGCTAACGCCCTCGGAACCCTCGAAAACCCCACCAAGGCTTACGCCAAGAACCTCGCCGCAGTCGGTCTTAGCGCCTCACAACTCGGCGCGTTCGTGCGCTCGGGCAACGTCGTCGGTCTGCTGAAGCAAATCAACGAAGCCGCGCAAAAGGGTGGCGGGCCACTTAGCCAGTACGTCGACGCAGTGTTCGGCAAAACCGGCGGATCCGCAGCCTCGGTCCTCATCAAGAACCTCCAAGACATTGCCAGGGTTCAGCAGTCCGTATCTGGCGGTGGCGCTACCTCGCTGGCAGGCTCGTTCGCAGATGCCGCTAAGCAACTCGGCCCACAACTCAAAATCTTCGAGGCGAACCTCACCAACGCTCTTATCTCGGTCGGTCAGGTAGTCCTCCCCGCGCTCTCCAAGTTGCTCTCGGGGCTCAACGGTTTCTTCAAGGACAAGGGCGCAGTCGAGGCTGTCGGACTTACCCTCGGCGCGGCTTTCGTTGCATCAGTCGGCCTCAAGATTGCCAACCTGGTCAAGGGCATCGCTGGGCTGTTCGGCAAGACTGCTCAGGTAGTCGCTACCGACGCCAACACCGCCGCGCTCGAAGCCAACACCATTGCGCTGGGTGGAAAAACAGGTGGCGGCGTATTACCAACCATAGAAAAGTATGGAAAGTTTGCCCCTTTGCTTGAAGCCGCCGCTCTGCTGGGCGCTGGGTATTTGATTAAAAAGACTGTTCTTGATAAGCAAGCGGG